CTTGAACCAAAAGCTCATATAAACATTGTTGTTTAAGTGCACGTGAGATTTCGCTTATGGCACAGAGAAAGTCTCGTCGTCGAAATGGCAACGGCCAGGGCAGCGGCCAGGGCCAACTTGCCTTGCGACGACGTCGGAACGGACGTCGAGGTCCCAATGCTCGGACTCTCGTCCCGGGAGTCGGAATCACCCCGAACTCAGCATTCGGGGGCATTGTGGGACATGACTTGCGGTGCTGGGATGCCAAACTTCCCTTGCACCTTCCACTTCCGCGAGCAGTGGGCCCATACACGGTCATCAGATGCACCCGGAGAATCAACACAGCCATCCGGCAGATGCTTTTCGGAGCTTTTCAGGATGATGATGGTTCTTTGGGGATGGTCTGGAACAACATCTGTGCACTCGGATCCATAGATGAGACACTTCCTATTAATGCACCGACCAACACTCAGAGGTACACTATTGATCTCGGTGGTTTGGGCACAGGATGTTCCATTGTTCCGGCTGCAATTACCTTGCAAGTGATGAATCCCAATCCTTTACAGACTACCAGCGGGGTCATCTATGCGGGTGTGATGAATACACAGGCTGCGTTTGGTGGTGATGGCACACTGTATAATGATAGGTTTGACACTTTCGTGGAATTTCAGAATCCCAGGTTGTGTGCTGCACCTAAGCTAGCATTGCGCGGAGTGCAGATGAATTCCTATCCACTCAATATGAACAAATGTTCAGAGTTCACAGGGTTGGGTGTAGCTACTGATGCAACCATCACTTGGAACTCAACGCTCCGACCTACAGGTTGGGCGCCTATTATGGTATATAACACAACAGGTGTGACATTAGAATATTTGGTCACTATTGAGTACCGTGTCCGTTTTGATCTTGACAATGTGGCGGTAGCTTCCCACACGCATTATCCGGTTGCGAAAGATTCCACATGGGACAAACTTACCCATATGGCATCCATGCTTGGAAACGGTGTGCACGATATTGCTGACATTGTGTCAACTGTGGGAGGTGCTGCGCGGGCGATGCGACCATACATTTCTAGTGGTGCTTCTAGCCTGCCCATGATCGCTGCTTGATCGGCGAGTGCACAGCGCCCCGTGGTCCGTGTCCCACCGGACCCCGCGAAAGATAGTGTGGACTAGGATGCAGCCCCCTGCCCGACGCTGTATCCGAAATTTAAGGGTCTATGAC